GGTCTACCATTCATGGGTTTTATACTGGCTGTGAGTCCATGTGGTTTGATCATGCCTTGAATTTGTTTGTTGAGATTTGTGGCCAGCGCCTGAGGGTCAATCTGTGCAGTACCGGCTTGAGAAGCAGCCGCAGTCATGGTTTTTAGTGTGTTACTCCACAGTTGTTGCTGTGCCTGTGCCTGTTGTTTGACCACGCCGGCAGTGGCCTTGGTGGCTGCATTTTGAGCTGCCACACCACTGACCTGATTGTCTGCAGGTTGGATGCCCAAGTCTGATTTGACGTTCTTGGCCAATTGACTGCCAACTCCTTTGGCAAATGCGCCCCAGTTTACTTCATCTAGTTTTTTGTTGGCGGTAATTTCAAAGATCTGCATTGGTTCTCCTGACGCTCCGTGAAAACTTTCCAGTATCTCTGTGACGTATTGCATTGAGCAATTTGCGTTGTAGATTTTCAGATTGTTCTGGTGAAAACTCAGCGTCAATTTGTTCCATCAAGCGGATAGCACTTTCGATTAGATTGCTGGCGCGAGTTTCAATGATCGCTCTACGATCACGTTCTATGTACAAGCTGTCTAGCTCTTCTAAGATGCTGCGTGTTTTCTTTTGCATTTGTTCACGGGCCTTTGGATTATTTAGCGGAAACACTGTTGCAATAAATATCTAATACAAGGAAACAGTATGACCAGTCAGATCAACCCCGCTACCATAGATGGCAATTACCCCATTGCTGGCGTGCCCAATAACACACAAGGCATGCGTGACAATTTTACAGCAATCAAGACAAACTTTCAATACGCAGAGACCGAAATAGATGAACTGCAATCAAAGGGTGTGTTCAAAGCTGCATTGACTGGCACTACCCTGGACAACAACCTGGGCAATAACCTGATCTACAATGCTCGAATCCAAGGGTTTTCAGGCACCTTGGTACAGATAGCCAATACTTCGGGTGCCATCACTGTGGATTGCAGTGCTGGGCCTGTTCAAACCATTGTCATGGGCGGCAACATCAGCATTAGCTTTACCACTGCGTCTTGGCCTGCCGCTGGTTCAGTGGGCATTATCAGACTGATAATCACTGTGGACCAAGCTGGTCGTACCATGACTTTGCCGGCAACTGTGAGCTTGGGCACAACTGGTATACAGGGCTATAGTGCTAACGTTATTACATTTGCAGCCGCCGGCACATACGAATTTGGTTTCCTTACATACGATCAAGGACTAACAATCACATTGTTTGACTACAACCGTCCTTTGAATTATTACACCAATGGCATCGCCATTGCTGCCAACACTGTCAGCACCAGCACCACAACAGGTGCCTTGACTGTGGTTGGAGGTGCAGGTCTCGGCGGTAATTTAAACGTTGGTGGCAATTTAAAAACTTACACCAGTTCGGGCAACGTGGCATTCAGTGCCTTGACCACGGGATTTGTGGAACTTACTGTTCCCGCTGTGCCGGCTAATACTGCGGGTGCATTAAACATTGTGGGCAGTGCTGCCGGCGCATACCAACCTGTTTACAATGCAGGCAGCATGCTTCATATCACTGGCAACGATGGTGTGGCTGCTAGAGTAACTGTTGACACTTTTGGTACTGGATCTGCTGTTCAATCATCATTTGTGCAACGCTTGGCCAGAGGCACAGCAGCCGCTCCCACAGCAGTGCAAAGTGCTGATATCTTGGGCAGGATCACTGCGTCAGGATATGGCACCTCAGGATATGTGCTGGCTGCAGGCAACATTGGAACCTTGGGCATTGACTTTGTGGCCTTGGAAAATTATGCCACTGCCAACGCAGGCAGTGCGTTAAAAATGTATACATCGCCCATTGGTGCTGTGACCAAGACGCTGAGTGCCAACGTCACAGCCAATGTCACAACATTCCCAGCTGTGGTAAGTGTAACTGGCAACGTTTTGACCAGTGCAGGCAATGTGTTGGTCACGGGTGGTACAGGTGGTGTGGGATATACCGCTGGTGCTGGTGGCACAGTCTCCCAGTCAGGTAACAAGTCAAGTGGTGTTACACTCAACAAACAGAGTGGCGATATCACCATGCAGGCCACCAACTTGGCTGCTGCTACTATAGTGAGTTTTGTATTGACCAACAGCACAATTGGTGCAAATGACTTGCTGGTATTGAACCATCACAGCGGTGGTACACTGGGTTCATACACTCTCAATGCGGCATGTGCGGGCGGCAGTGCTACAATATATGTCAGAAACAACACTGCTGGTGGTCTTGCTGAAGCCCTGGTTATACGTTATGCTGTGATCAAAGGTGCAGTGGCTTAACCAGTTTTTATCTTGCCCAACAATTGTTTGAGCTTGGCACTTTGTACATCTCCTGACACTCGGGCTGTGTCTACCCCAGGGGCTGAACTTTCCCATGGTGGTGAATCCGCACTGTCAGCAGCCGGGCTAACTTGACTGCGGGCCTTGATCGAATCCATGATTGACGCAGATGGTTTCTTTGAATAAGTGTCTCCATCTTCTCCGCCTTCGTCAGTAATGCGCATTGTTTCAATGTTGTACTCCAAATCAATCTTTTGACCAACGCCGGTCGAGCTTCGAGACTTCATACATTGTATCTGATACTTGCCACGCTCTTTCATGGCGCGACTTGTAAAGATACCAAACACATTGTCTGCTGTGTTGATTTTAGATATACCACCTGAAATGTGGCTGTGATCAAATTCAATTTCTTCCACAGCACTTCGATTCAACTGGCTTGCAGTTACCATTAGAAAACCTAATTCTTTGGCCAAGTTACGCAGTTCTTCACTCACATACTTGTCTTTCACAAACAAGTCATTGGGCGAAACTTTTGCACTCACAGGCATCAACAAATCCAAGTAGTCAATCATCACAAAGTCCACACGCTTGCCTGTTTGTATTTGATATTCTTTCAAGTATGCACGTATGTCGTTGATGTTGCTTTGTGCTGGCAAACCTTTGACTTGATAGTTTCCAGACTTTTTTGCTACAAGTTTGACTTTGAGTTCTGTGGTGTCAATGTCTCGACGAATGTCCTTGGTGCTCATGTTGGTCAACATGGCATCTGTTCGCAAACTTGTGAGTTCTTCGCTCAGTTCCAGTGTGATATACACACCACTGAGTCCTTGTTGTAACCAGTTCAAAGCAATGTTCATCATGACTAGAGATTTACCCGAGCCTGACCCACCAGCAAAGATGTTGAGTTCACCGCGACTGAATCCGCCATACAACAATCTATCCAGCTGTGGCCAGCCTGTGCTGACTTGTCCACCTGAGTTGAAATACTTTTCAATACGTGCTTTGGGATCACTAAAGTAGTCTGTGCCCATGTCCTTGGTTAAACTTATTTGTACTGCATCTTTGATCAGCTTCTCTACTGGTTCAAAGTCGCCCTTTTCTAGCATGTCTGCGGCTTTTAGAATAGCACGTTCTAGTTCCTGACGCTTGGTGAACTGTTCAAACTCACCCATAAACCAGTCAAAGTGACCTTCGTTCAAGTCAGGTACTGCTTGTAGTCGGATGCCTGTGGTGGCACTAATCTGTGTACGGTCTGGCAAGGTCTTGTGTTTGTCCGAATGTTCTTTTATGAACTCAGCCGCGGCCCGCAGACTCTTGTCAAAGTTTTGCGGGTTGTAAATGTTCTGCACACGCACATAGCTCTGTGCGTCTTCCAACATCATTTCTAAAAATAATCGTTGAACGTCAAGTCCGTATTCTTTTAACAAGTGCTTTCTTCCTTAGTTCTATTTTGATTCTACTGGTCTCTCGCGATTGCATTATAGTTAGCAGGGCTCCGAGTCGACCTAACTTTACTACAGCATCGTTGACATCCTTACAGCCTTCAGGCCAGTTGGGTATGCTCACTGCCCAACCCAGTTCCACTGCACGATCAATTAGTTCAACACCTGCCAGATCTTGATCTGGCACCACAGTTATCTGTTTGTCTAAACTGCGTATCAGTCTAACTTGTGCATCACTCACAGTGTTGTGCATCACTGCCACGCCGCCTATACTGAGTGCATCAAATATGCCTTCTGTCACAATCACATGTTGCCAATCTGGCGGCTGTAAATCTGTGCCAAACACATAACCGGGTTGACTGTCACTGATAAACTTGGGCTGCTTGTCATCTAAAAATCTGCAGGTGTATCCCACAATCTTGTTGTCATGAGTAAACGGTATTACCACATGCAATCTTGTCCAGTGAATGCCATCGTTTTGTATTTGTACCATGACCGGAAAGTCTTCAGGCACATGTCTGCCACGCACATAGTTCCAGTAAAACTTGTGTTCAGGTGTCAGCAGTTCAGCAAACGGTGGCAAATCTCGTTCTTCAAATGACACACCGCTCAGTGTGTTCCACATTTGTTGACGATCTTCTAGTATGCCATTGATGCTTCGATACCGCAGGCTTTCAAGATTCAACATCTCTATTTCTACTTCGGGAACATTCATCCAGCCCAGGAGTTTTCGAGCCTTGTAACTTACAGTACGACCTAATATGAAACTGGCTGTGTATGCACAATTGAAACAGTGATAACTCCAGCCCGCCTCAGTGGCTTTGAGGCCGCCACGCCCGCGTCGATCCTGTGTTGATCCATTGTGCTGACAACACACTGCATTGAAACTCAACCAACCACTAGGCGTCTGTTTCTTTTTTGCAGGTAGGTAGGCAAGGATGTCAAGCATCTATACAGTATAGCAGAGTTTGTGTTGCAGAGCAACAGTTAATGATAAAAAATATTGGCAACGTAACCAGTTATAGTCAACATAGTAACTTAATTAAGATACTCTATAAGTTCAGGGAATACTTCTTGCCAGTTTGTCCCACGACGTGCATCACATGATTCTAAAAATCTTTTAATTTTGTGAATTCGTTGTTGCGCACCGTCTACTGCAAACAACCCAGCAGCAAGTTGTTTCCTGTGCTCTATTGTATCAGTAAATCTAGATACAAAAAAATTCTCTTTCAACCATGTGTCTAAATTATGCAAATTTGCATGATTTAAAATACTAACTGTTGTATTGACTGCAAACATACAATTATGTGGTGCATGATTAATATACCATTGTAAATTATCCTTTACTTTTGTCCAGTTTGCTGGATAACGTTGATATTCAAATCTCGATTCAACATCATCTATACTAAAATCAATTTGTACCAATTTAAACTGCTGCCAGAGATCCAACAATGTTTGATCTGGTAGTATAGTTGCATTTGTGTTGTAGTTGATATGCACTTGTTCTTTGTTTGGCAACGCCTGTAAAAATTCTACATGAGTTTTACTCAATAGCGGTTCTCCGCCATTGAAATGAACCCATCTAATAGTTGACAGGTCCATCTGTTTCCAAAAATAGTTTGTTACAGATTTTTTAAGTGCTGAGGATACACCTAATTCTTGTTTCCATGCACTGCTTAAATGTGGGCCACATATTGTACAACGTAAGTTGCAAGTGTCTCCTACCCAATAATCTAGTCTAATTAACTCAACATTGGAATTATCGTACCCGTTGTCTTTGTACCATTGATTGGCTCCTATTCTTCTGCTGCTGGTTCCGGTTGTCTCAGCCAGCTCACAGACACTGCATGATTTAGGGAAAATTTCTTGATTCCAAGTATCTCTAATATTTTTTAAATATTGAATATCTTTAAATTCTACAATTTTAGATTTTACTGCTGGGGATATACAACACGGAGATACATAGATGGAACCGTGATAATCTGCAATGTTTAAACTTTTAAAAGCATCGATACAGTGGGTCATTTAATGAGCTTAATTTTTATCTGCTGTTATATTAGTCTAATATAACAGATTTGTCACGCAAATGCAATGCTTAACGATAAAAAATATTGGTAACGTAGCCAGTTGTGATCAACACAGTCACCGCCTGTGCTTCAGTGCCACCAAAGTTGAACGGCAAGTAACCAGATCCGCCATCGGTCACAGTGATTTGGCCAATGCCACTTGGACCAACAAACGGTTCGCCAACGGCAGTTGCACCGGCACCGTTGCCCAGAATTTGCACACAAGGTGCGGCCATGTATCCTGTGCCAGCATTGTTAACAGCAATACCAGTGACCACACCGTCTACCACTGTGGCAGTTGCACTCGCACCATAACCTTGACTGTTGTTCAATCCTAATCGCAACAATGGATGAAAGCCTAGCACATTGATGTAAAAGGTTCCTGTTTCATCAAAGTACTCACGGCTTTCTGTGACATCTACCCAGACAGCTTCGTAATCCTGTGCTGCTTGTACTTTAAGTGTGCCAGTGTAATGCACAAGGTCATATTTGATTGTGGTCAAACTAGCGCCTGTGGTGTTGATGTAGCTTGAGTAATATTCTGTTACATAATGATTGTTTATTGGTTGCGGATTCAGCGCCCAGTCTGGCCAAGAACTTGGACCTGCTTGAGGCCATGAATTCTTGCCATTTATTGTGGGAATTGTCACTGGTTGGCTGGCAATAAACTCGGGCAATACTGAATCCACAATATCACAGTTGCCCCTGGCGCCAGCATTGTCGTCTACAAATGCTGCTTGTACATAATTGCCCTGGGTGCGCTCAATGCTGTAGCTGCCTGGTTGTGCTAGGATTTCAATGGTGTCTGCGGTGTCTAACACAACTTTTACCCGACCCAAACTGGCACTAAGTACAGTCATGTCTTTCTCAATTAAAAGTTTATCGCCTGTTTGGTTCAACAATCTAAATCGAAATGTGCTGCCTGTGATGTTTACAGGTTTCTCATCCTGATTGATGAATTCAAACAATAGCACGTTGTCCACGCCCTTGTTGACTGTTAAAGTTTTTGCGTACACTGGGTCATACCTCGCTGTGAAATATCCACCATTGGTATCAATCAATAATACCCGAATAATTTGTTGATATAAGTAAATGGTGGTTGAATACATAGGATCCTCAAT